GGTTTTTGTACGGTTGACTACACTAATCTTGAAGAAGCTTATCTTCGTCTCTTTGAGAAAGTTTTTGAACTCACTTTGAAAGAATCTGCAGATGTAGATCCTGTTGCTCTTCAAGAGAGCTTGAAAGTTCGAGTCATTACTAAGTGTCCCCCCTTACTCATGTTTATTATGAAACCTTTGCAAAAATATATGCATAGCCGGATGAAGAAGCTTAAGGTCTTCAAATTACTCGGCGAAGAGGTTTCTTTGAAACTTATACAGGATACTTTCGGCAGTTGGGCTGGTTGTAAATTCCAGAGTGGCGACTATCAAGACGCTACTAATTGCTTAGAAAGCTTTTTCAGTAATGTTGCGGCAAACGCCGTTGCTGATGTCCTTAAGTTTAGTCCAGGTTATCGAAAGTTGTATATTCGAAGTTTAACTGGATTTAGTATGAGTGAGGCTAATCGTTTTGGTGATATGTTCCCTTATGGTAGAATGTTTCAAGAAAACGGTCAGTTAATGGGATCTGTAAGTTCATTCCCGATTTTATGCATCGTAAATTTAGCTGTTTGTAGTATAGCGCTTGAGCGCGGATTCGGTACAACTTATACAATAAATCAACTTCCTTTGTTAATTAATGGCGACGATTGCGCCTTTCCAGCGAACTATAACGTTAATGAGATATGGAAACGTACCGGTATCATAGCCGGTCTTTCTCCCTCTTTGGGGAAATGTTACCATACTAAGGATTTTATTCAAATTAATTCTCGACGTTTTTTAGTTCATGACACCTATTTTGCCTATATACAAGTTTCTGTAGAACCGGTTATTGCCGAATACTATGAGCTCAATTTTTCTAGAGTTCTCTACATAAACTTAGGTCTTTTTGAAGGTGTTTCTCGATCTGGTTCTTGCTCTGATGAGGATCTTAATCCTATTTTGAAAGTTCAGAGTTTATCGGCTCGTCAACACGATCTCATGAAGAATAGCCCTATTGAGCTACGTGAGATGCTTCGTGCAGAATTTGAGTCGTATAATAGATCATTAATTGAGCAGTCTGGTCTCCCGAAATATGTTTCGAATCGTTTCGGCGGTTTGGGACTGGTCGGTGAGCCTAATGCTCAAGAAAAGGTAAAAATTAAGTTAATGACCGATAATAACCGGTCTTTACCTTTGAAGTTTGAATCTGATTGGCTTATTATGAAGCCTGTTCAAGCCTTTTATGATTCTATTCCAGTTTCTTGTAAACGACCTCTAGGTGATGAGGAAATGTCTGAGGATCCTGAATTTATTAAAATGATCCTTTTTGGCCATAATAGTCTTAGTAAAATTTTTCGGGATATGAAACCCAAGGAGCGACAGAAGTGTCGTACTCGCGCCTTTGAAAGGCTAATTAAGACTTGCCAGAAGATCTGGAAGGAGACACATTCGTTGTAAAAGATTTAAAAGTTGATTTAGTCCCTCGGTTTTGTAATATTACCGGGGAAGGAGTTGCCGATCGTTTGTGGTTAAACACAGGCGAGGATCTCTATAATACACCACTTTGCGGGTAGGTTCCCTTGTTCGTCTTCGCATCACGCGATTGACGGGGATAGTACGCCATGTTATGGTGGACGGCTTGGCCGTCTTGTCTGAGGTTAATTCTCCTAGACTTCTGAAAATT